GGTTCGCTTACGAAAAAATGAGTGAAGTTTATCAAGATATGATAAATGGAAAATCAGCTTTTTGTATTGGAAATAGTTATGAAATGCCGTGTATGCATAATCAGTTGGATATTGACTTCGTAGAAGAATTAAAAGACTCCCCTACATTCGCAATTATGGATTTTATGCGTGAATACGAATCAATATGGACAGGTAGTTCATCTGACAGTTTAGTAGCCGATGATAAATTAAATGAGGCTAGAACAGTCGGAGTTGCGGAGTTTGAACATTGTGGAAAACATGATGTTGAGTACGTATTAGCATATGACGTTGCACGTAATGAAGGTGATGCAAACGCTAATTCCTGTTTAGTGGTCATTAAGATTACCCCAAAAGGAAACGGTGACTACTATAAAGAAGTAGTCAATATTTTTTCAATGGAAGGCACACATGATCTTCTACAAGCGAAATTTTTAAAGGAAAAAGTTAAACAATTTCAAGCGAGAATTCTAGTTGTCGATGCAAATGGATTGGGTACAGGAGTCGTAGATCAACTAGTCTTGCAAATAGACGATAATCCTCCATATCAAGTTATTAATGATGAAAGATATGACAAATATAAGTTACCAGATAGTATTCCAGTCTTATTCGCATTGAAAGCGCAAAATAAAGAAACTAGAGAATCTGATATGGTTAACGTTTTTATGAAATTGTTTAATAAAAAAGGTGTACGACTTTTAAAGTCACCACACGAAGGTATAAAAGACTTAGAAAATAAACTAAAGAGAAAAATAAAGGACAGCAATGAAAGAGCGAATCTTGAAATCCCTTATATTTTAACTGATGTTCTTTCTGAAGAAATTTTAAATTTAAGATATAAACAAGCAGGAAATGGAACAAAGGCGGAACAAATATCAAAACGAATAAAAAAGGATAAATATTCAGCGTTACTTTACGGACTGTATTGGATTCATATTCAAGAACAAAAAAATAAAACTATTAGAAAAAGAGAAACTATAGACATAGATAAACTATTTATGTTTAAACAACCAAAATCTTATTAAACACTTTAGTAAAAATTCACATCACCAAGGAGGTGTATCATGACAGAAGAAAAAACATTCGCCCCAATCACATATGCTCAATTATCTAAGTTAATAATAGCAGATTTAAACTCAATTAATTCAACAAATAAAACTGCATTATTAACTAAATATACAAAAGAGCAAATCATAGGTTTTCTTGATAATCCACAAAAATCAGAGGTTCATCTTAGGAAATTAAGTCAATATTTATATGTGGCTTCTCCAAACTACAAACGATTAATCCAATATTTCTCTGGAATGCTTCGTTTTGATTATATTGTTGAACCATATGATTTAAATACAGAAAAAGTAGATATATCATCATTTAAGAAACAATACTTAAGCACTCTCAAACAATTAGAAATTATGAATATTCCACACGAGTTTACTAAAATATTAAAACATGCTTTCAAAGACGATGTGTTTTATGGTTATGAGCATATGACAGATGATTCATATTTCATTCAAAGACTTGATCCAGACTTTTGTAAAATTAGTTCTATCGAAGATGGAGTTTATAATTATGCTTTCGATTTTTCCTATTTCAAAAAAGATGAGGAAGTGCAAAAGTATCCACAAGAATTTATTACAAAATACAATAAATATAAGGCAGATAGAGTCTTACATAGATGGCAAGAGTTAGATTCTAAAAATACCATTTGTTTTAAAGTGAATGAAGAATTGGACTATCCTATACCTCCTTTTAGTGCTGTTTTTGAATCTTTATTTGATATTGATGAAAACAAGCGTATGCGAAAAGTTAAGAATAAAATGGACAACTATATGATTCTTACACAAAAGATTCCTATTGATGAAAGATCAAGTGAACCCAATAAATTCTTAATTGACCTTGACACTGCCATTGCATTCCATAACAAAGCAACTCAATCTCTTCCTGAAGAAGTTGGTTTAGTCACAAGCCCAATGGCAATCGAAGCAATTAAACTTGAACGAAAAAATAAAGATAATGACAATGTTGCTGAAGCTGAAAGAGATTATTATAATGCAGCAGGTGTTAGTCAAGTATTATTTAATGCTGATAAGGTAACTAGTTCTGGATTAACAAAATCAGTTATTACAGATGAACAAATTACATTCTTATGTTTACAGCAATTTGAACGGTGGTTGAATCGAAAATTAAAGAATTCTAATAAGAAATTCAAATTTAGAGTTAAGTTTTTGAAAACTACTCACTATAACATTGATACTGTTCGTGATGGATTACTTAAATCGGCACAATATGGATTACCTGTAAAATCAGCATTGGCTGCCACATTAGACTTAACTCCAAGTAGTTTTGTAAATATGATTTTCTTGGAAAATGAAATACTCGATTTAAGTTCAAAACTTATTCCGTTATCTTCATCACATACTACTTCTGGTAAAGATGGAGCAGGTCGCCCCAATAAAAACGGTGACTTATCTGAAAGTGGAGATAAGACGAAAGATACTGACGCTAATATTCGAGAATAACTACATCTATCTCTGAAAGGAGGTGAAATGGTTGGACAAAAAGATTGATAAATTCGTTCCTGTTCTATTTCAAAAACTAAAAACATATGAAAATGAAACTGAAGATACAAGGTTCTTAAAAGTTAAGATATGGCTCATGCATACGGGCGAGAACCTTAATGGTAGTTATTTTGATAAACCAGTGGTAGAAGACGCTATCCCATCTTTAGCAAACACGCCCATCCTCGCATATGTTGAAGATAATTCTGAAGGCGATACTGATTTTTCTGATCACCGAATGGTATTGGTTAAAGAAGATGGAAAATTTCAAATAAAATACATCGGTCAGGCTATAGGAGTAATCCCATCTGACAATAATGCTCAGTTTGAAATGAGAGTTTGTGATGATGGAGTTGAACGTGAATTCTTAACTTGTGAAGGTTTAGTGTGGGCGAAATGGGATGAGCCTATTGATATTCTAAATAGAGATTTAACAGTTTCACAATCAATGGAATTGCATGATGACTTAACTGGAGAATGGAAAGATGATAATTTATTCCATTTCACGTCATTCAAATTTTTCGGTGCGTGTGCATTAGGTAAAGATTATTTACCAGCAATGAGATCAGCTACTATAGAAACGCAATTTTCATATGATAATATGTTTAAAGAAATTCAAGAAAAGACAGAACAATTTAAACATATATTCAATCTTAGTAATGAAGGAGGTAAACAAATAGTGAATGAAAAATTAGAATTATTAACTAAATATTCTTTAACTGAGGAATCTCTTAAAGAAAAGAATATTAATCTTGAAGAATTTTCTGTTGAAGAATTAGAAACAAAATTGCAAGAACTTACATCTTCTGATTTCGCTTTAGTCGCTAGTCAATTAAGGGAAGAAATCCGTGCAGAACTTTATAAAGATTACACTGAAGATGAATGGGGTTACAAGTCAAGAAGTTATTGGTATGTAGACCATACAGAAGATATGGTAATCGCAGAAGATACAAAAGATAATTATCGTCTAGTTGGATTATCTTATAGTGTAAATGGTGATGCAATAGTTATCGACTTTGAAACTAAAAAGCGTATGAAAATTGCATATGAACCATTTGAAGGTGATGCTGAAATTTTATTTAACCTAACTTCTAAAGATAAAGTTGAATATGACTTAAACGTTAAAGAAAAACAATTAGAACAATCATTTTCTGCTGAGAAAGAAAATGCGGTATTTGATGTAAACAAAGAATTAACTACCCTTTCTGATAACTTCACTAAACTTGAAGAAGAAGTTAAAGGTTTACGTGAATTTAAAGAGTTAAAAGTTACTCAAGAAAGAGTAGAAAAAGAAACTGAACTGTTTGAGAGTTTTTCTGCTGAATTAACGGAAGATGAAATGTTACCTGTTAAAGAAACTTCATCTGAATTTAGTTTGGAACAATTAGAAGAGAAACTATTTACTTTAGTTGGTAAAAAGAAAGCTACTTTCTCAAAACAACCTAAAAAAGAAAAACAAACAGTGAAAATTGAAGTTGAACATACTCAAGAAGAAACAAAAGCATATGGTGGATTGTTTGAAAAATATTCAAAATAATGATTGAGACTATTCCAATGGAATTAGTCTTTTTTATATTATAAACAAAATTAATTTATTATAGGAGGAATTACATAATGAGTGGAGTAGTAAGACTTGATAATTTAGCAACGATTTATGGTGCTGGTCACATTTATTCTTTACAAGCAACAGAAGTGGTACAGAACGGTTTTGTGGGAAAGGTAGGAAATCTTTTAGCAAATGAACGTGAGGTTCGTTCTTTTGACAAACCATCAGCAGTTGCAACAGATAAGGCGGTATTAGTTGCACAAGATGAAATCATTTATGATCAATCTCGCACATCTCAAGGAAATTTAAAGAATTTTAGTATCGCAGCAGGTAAAGTATTCCGTGCATACGAGTTAAAAGAAGGAGATGTTTTCTCTGTTTCCAAAGATGTTGTAGATGCATTAGCAACTAATGTTGTTGTTGGTAATAAGGTTATTCTTCAGAACACTTCTTACAAACTTAAAGAAGCTGCTTCCGTAACTACTGAAAAATTTGTCGGACGTATTGAAGCAGTCGAACAAATTGGTGTTGCGACTGTAACTGGAGCACCGGGTCTTGTTGGTGGAGTTACTGATATGGTCGTTATTCGTGTAGAAAAGAACTAGTATCAAAAACAATTAAACTAATATTCTAGGAGGGTAATAAATAATGAAACAAGATTTAGTAAAATTAGGGATTGACCTATACAAAAAACGTTTAAATGTAGCAGAATATTCAGAGGTAAAAGCAAATGATGTAATTCGTAAGGCATTCGTTGAAATCATGGGTACAGATAAGCCAGATGCTCGTCAGTTCCGTAGACACAAAGTTGACATTTTTGAAATCATTGAAGAAGTTTTAGAACAAACAATTACTGATGGATTGATTGCAAATTCTTTCTTTGATCAATTTGTAGAATACCGTGACCTTAACCTTGGTGACACAAACGAATTCTATGTAGAGGATCGTTCTGTATTATCCGTTGCTCGTCATGCTGGAAACCATTGGGATATTCGTAGACAAAAATTAAATATTGGTGACACTTTTACAGTTCAAAGTGAAAGTTATGCTGCTGCAATCTACACTGACTTCAAACGCTTCTTAGCTGGTCGTATTGATTGGGATGCTTTCATTAATAAAGTCGGTCAAGCGTTTGCTAACCAATTAAATTCTCGTATTTACACTGAATTTATGGCTACTATGACATACTTACCTGCTGAATTCAAATCAACTGGCACATATGCTGATGCAACATTATTAGGTATTGCAGAACATACTCAAGCGGCAAATCAAGGTTCTGAAATTATCATTGCTGGTACTCGTACTGCTCTTGCAAAACTTAGTGCTGATACAACTTATTTAAGTGAAAACATGAAAGA